GTATGTTTGAGTTAGAAGACGCCTTCCCAATGCTGAAGCCCCATCAGATGCCTCGGCTAATGAAAACCGATTAATAGCTTGACGTGGGGCAACATCTAAGATGTGACTTCGAAAATCGCGTTCAGCACGCATATCAGCCACTTGAACACCACCATTTTCCACTACATTAATGTGGTGGACCATAGCACCCTTGTAACCAGCAAAGCAATTGCCCAACCAGTTCACGGGGTGCGGTGGTGAGAATTGAAACTGCTTTTTGGTAGGAGCAACAATTCCAGTAGCATAATTCATTCCACGGTTAGTAAACCCAAATTCCAGGGGAAATCTTGGAATATAGTTTACATGATTGTACAGATTTACAGCACGAAATGTTATACTATTAACCTGGGGATTACCAACCAATTGCGAGTGCCAAAGGGAAGTTCTATGCAACAACGAACGCAAACTAGGTATAGCTTCACCCACAGTCACTGGTGTGATCATATCTCCGGTTTCTGCGCTAGCAACATTAGAAATATCGCTTTGCACAGTGAGACTAGACCACCTAGGTAACTCGTTGGGAACTGCTAACTGAAAATCAGGACCAGCCTTGGCAAACAACAAGATGTCTAGTTGCTGCGATGTCGCAGGTCCTGTCAGCTCATTGAGAACTGTAACCTTAATAGCACCATTGTGGGTAACTCTATTGAAAGATATAGTACCCCCTGGTGCATTAGTCCAGTTGTTACCAGGATTACCCGTTAACAACCAAGGATCGGAACCCTTAAAGGGAACAGCAAACTCAACCTCAGTTTCCACTTGAAGGTCAACAATGCGTGTCATAGTGGTAGTTTCTGAACCAACACCTGGGATTCCTTGTGGGTCCCAGGATATCTGAACACGACCAGTGTGATAACGAGATTTGACAAACTTCAAAGTGTACACCATAGTCCCACGCCACTGTCGGAACATGAAAGAGGCATGGGCAGCAGGAGTACTATTGATAGTCTGACAATTTGGGATGGGAATGTAGGTATGGTTCCTGGGAGTTACAGGAAGCAAAAGCAACTGCGTACCAGGAGCATACGCATCAGTCCACAAAGTACCAAAAACAAATGAGTTTTTCCCACAGAAGTTAGTGATAATAAGTTCATCATCGGGGCACGCCCCGACTACCTTACGATCAATCGTTACTTCATTTTTAGGATCAATACTCAATTTGTCAATTGGCATACTGGTCTCCACATTAGCAAAAGCATGAAACGACTTAGGCTGATATGGTGAAACATCTGATATAACAGGTGGATTGGAAAATCCAAACAATGCTGCAATACTACCTACTGTAGATGCGCCCATCTGTGTGGCACGTGCAAGTGTTCCAATAACTGGAACATCAGATAATTTACCAGCAACTGCTGCAACTGCTGAGGCTGGGCCAGAAATAGGTCCAACGTGGGTGTACTCATCACTTTGAAGAGCCAATCCACTAGTTAGGCCTGCTAACTCAACTTCTTCGGCCCACGCATAACAAGTGATATTCACATTGGTTGATGTAGAACCATTGGCACTACGCAACGTAGAATACAAAATGTACTGGACATGACCCATGGCCACAAATTCAGCTTCACTGGATACCTCAAGCCACGATCGAGGCCATAGGAATGGCAGCTCCATCTCAAACGAGGACATATCAGCAGGGTAAATGAAATCACCAGGTAACTGAGACAACTTCATTTGTGCCCCCGCAGATTCGTAAGCTTCATTAACAGCGTTAGTAATCGGCATATAACACACACGTAATGCCCCAAAATAAAAAGGGGAGGCATTAACCACGAATTTAAGCTTAAGCTTACATCGCAATCGAGCAAAATTAGATATCTTTGGCTTTATAAAAGCATTCTTGAAATAATCGCGCCAAGGATGGAAATCCAACTGTACGGGTGTCGTGTTGCCCTCAACCCAAGAAAATGAGCTGATAGCAACGGGACGGGAGAGAAAGTCTCCCAACTTTGCACCACTGTCAGAATCAGGTTTGAAACTTAATTGTGGTGCCACATGCGTTGCTGAAAGACCAGCATCTGAG